TTAAATCGGTCACAATGCCGCCAACATAGGTCTGACCATACGCTACCGGAATTTTGTTATCGCCAGCCGGTGGCAACTGCAATCGATTGCCAGGATTTGCACCAGCAGAATTAAGAGCAGCATTGTCAATGTTTGGTGCAAAAGCTTTGCTAACAATCATTGACGCAACAATGTTTACAGCAAATGCCGTCATTGCGTAGCCGATTGTTCCCGCTGTGAAAAAGTATGCTGCAACAATTGAACCTGGCATTTACATCACCCAAAATTCTTCTAGTTTCTTAAATCCAAACTTGTCATATTTTAAGTCTGGGCTATTTACCATTTTGCTAATAAAGAATGCAGAGATGCGGCCTTGGTCTTTAAGCGCTTGACCATGCTCAACATAGGCTTTTAACAACCTATGCCCTCCAGTGCCGCCACGGGCTTCTGGATTGACCCAGTAAGCCATCTCAGTCATTACCAAATGCTTTGGACTCCATGCACTGGCAGCGACTTGCGCCAACAACATGCCGTCAACTTTATCAGACTCAATTAAAAGAGCAACACCTCGACCAGCCATAATTTCAGTCAAAACGCGAGTCACATAAATCTCATCATCTGCATCATGCAAAAACAATAATGGTGTTTGCGCTCGATACTGCCGCAGCATATCCAAAATCACAGGGATATCAAACGGTGTTGCGTCACGAACCATTGCCAAAATTACCAAATAATCTTGGTGGAGTAGCTGGCGCTTGTTTGCCAAACGCATAGTTAATAGTGGAAATAAAGTTAACTCGATTCATTGATGTATCGCCAGGTGTTGACGATTGCCACGCCGAATCATTGGTGTAGCGGCCAGCGGTACGATTCTGCAAGATCAATTGAAAGCTTGAAGCGCTGATTGTCACTACACCAGTAAATGCTCTGGCCTCTTCCATCCATTGTTCCGATATGGAAAAAGAATTGATGTAGCCATTAAAGTATTTGTAAACGCCAGCCCCACCAATAGAATTTGACCAATCAATAACATTTGACAAATTGTTTGACCATGCAATATTTCTTGCCGAATTGTTTAACCACGCAACAGTCGAGTTTGTTATTAACTCATTATTGCTGTTAAAGAATCCATGCCACAACTCAATTTGTGAGCCTTTGATTTTGGAGCCAAGCACCAGACCCAACATGGCGGTGTCAATACCAACCATTGTCACGGTTGTTTCGTTGGCGGTGCTTTTGATATCTCGTTGAGCCGCATTGACTGAAATTAATTGTCCTAGTGCGGTAAATGGAAGCGCAGAAATTGACGGAATGGTAATTGCGTATGGCGCAGTAGAAAATAAATAAGTAGCGTCAGGAGTTGTTAAGCGCAAAAAATCCGCATAACGAATTATGTTTGTATTTTCTACTGGTGCAATTGGGTTCATAGCACAACCTCAGTTGCTGAAAACTCACCGGCCCAAGATATAAAGCTATCATTGGTCATTGGAACCAGCGTGTATGTTGGGTAATCCCGCACAATAACTGGAAATGTGATTCCCGTATATGTGGAGCCGCCCAAAGATGCAGTAGTCCCAAATTGTCCAATTACTGGAGCAATAGGTGTTGACACTGTAGTCATCAGCGAACGATGCACGGGGATGTTGACTGTAGCTGCGCCACCTCGCAAAACATCCGCTGTGGCAATGTATGCGTAGCGGTCAATTTGGATAAAGTCACCGGCCTTGACAATAAAGCTTCCAGCAGAGATCGCGGGCAAACTACCCAGGACAATAGTTTTGTTTGCTGATGAGGTTTGCACCGCTGTTGCACTAATTTGTCCACTGGTCATGGAGCCTTGATAGGCAATGTAATTGAGCCAGCCAGTTGTGCCGTAATTCAAATACTGTTCTGTAATTCGGTCAGCCACGCGCAAAGTTGACAGAATGGCGCGGCTTTGCGAGTACAGCAAATAGTTCATGGGCTTTATCGAAAACTGAAACGGTTGAACCGTCAGAATTTCTGAGGTGCTAATCCTCATGTTGCGGCTCATCATCTGACCAGCAAATTTGTGGTCATTAATGCTGACAGACTCAGCAACAGCAAGTATGGATTGGAGGCTCATTTAGGCAATCCGATAAGTTATATAGGTTGCTGCGGCAGTTTTTCTTGTGCGGAATCTGGCAGAGGTCACAATTGCAATTACGGCATTTCCCACATAAGTATGGCCTGTGCCGCCAGCCATCGTAATCGCACCAGTTGCCGAACCCAAGTTGATTACAGACCAATCAATACCCATGTTAGCCGCCATTGCAGCATTGACACCGCCATCCATCAAAGTGCCGGTGGGCAGCGTGAATGTTGCTGGTGTTGCAGATGTGCCGGTAATGATTTGAGTGATAATCTGAGCGACCGTCAAAGTCGCCGTTGCGGTCAATGCGGTAGGTGCTGGTTGTGAAAAATAAACTTCACCGCCACCCGTCATCAACAAATCGCCAGTTGAAGTAATCGTGGAAAATTTACCCGTACTTGCAACTGTCGAGCCAATTGGCGGGGGGGATGCCAAGTAAGTGCTAAAACCCGTGCCAGAGACAGTACTGCTCGCGCTCAATGTAGTGAATGCCCCAGCAGCAGCTACAGTTGCTCCAATGCTCATCCTATTGATCGTGCCAGCAGTTGCAGGATTGATCGTGACCACGCCCGTGCCTGTTGGCGACATGACCACATTGGCGCTGGCTGGGCTGAGAGCAACTGCGCCCGTAGCAGTCAAGGTTGTGAACCGCCCTGCTGCCGCTGTGGTAACGCCGATTGAGGCATTGTCGATCGTGCCAGCAGTTGCAGGGTTAATGGTCACCACGCCAGTGCCAGTTGGTGACAGCACCACATTGGCGCTGGCTGGACTGAGCGTTGCGGCTCCAGTACTGGTTAGGGTTGTAAACCGCCCTGCCGCCGCCGTAGTGACTCCAATTGAGGTATTGTTAATGGTACTAGCAGCCGCAGGATTAATCGTCACCACGCCCGTTCCAGTAGGCGAGATCACCACATTCAAGTTTGCTGGGCTAAGTGCCACTGAGCCTATTGCCGACAATGTGTAATTGATCGTCATTGTCGATGCGGCAATGGCATAAGCGGCATCGTAATAAGCAAAGTTGGCATCCAGATTCGCCAAAGGAATCGTAGATGTCGCTGATGCAAATGAATTTGGGACTGCCATGATTTTCCTTTAGCGAGACATTGGGATGCTGCGATTTGCCGACTGATAAGCCGACCAAACCGTTGCTTTATTTTTAGCCAGGAATTGAACGCCAGATTGCGTATCAATGGCGCTCATGTTTGCAATGTATGGGCCATTGTAATTTACGGTTTGACCACCGCCACCCATTCCAGCCAGTGCGTGATTAGGGATGATCGTACCGGCAGTGCGAGGCACAAAGATTTCTGGCCCACGCTCTCCCACCCAGCTTGCCTTGCCAACTGGTGGATCACCGCCATTTGCAAAGCCCAAGCTGCCAGCCAACTCCATGCCGCCCATATCATTCACAAAGCCGCCACCACCGCCAATACCAGGCAAGCCCATGCCCTTGAATGCCATGCCAAGAAGTGCCGTTGCCTGGGCCTTCAACTGAATGGCAATCAGGTCTTGAATGATGCTACGGGCAAAGTCTTTGAAGTTCAGCTTGCCGGTCTTCACAAAGTTATCAATGGCCGTTGACATGTTGCTGAAGACTACGCTGGTAAATTCTTTCATTCGCTCCAGCCGGTCTTGTGCATCAATCTGCAAAGACTTCATCGCTTCTTTTTCGCGAATGCGGCCCATCTCCACAGATTTTTCTTCATCAGGCAAATACGATTCATTAACTGCTTTAATTTCGCGCGCGACATCTAAGCGCAACATCTCTTGCTTCAACTCACGATCAGTTGCAAACATCATTTTCTCTTGCACGGCCAAACGATCTTTGTCGTATTGAAGAGAATCTTTGTCTACTTTAAATTTGTTGTATGAAGCCAGTTGACGATCTGAAACCAACTTGAGCGCATCAGTTTGCGCCTTGATGTTTTCATCTAGCAATTCATCAGCAAAAGCAGCCTCTTTAACCATCAACCCAAGTTTGAACTTGTTGATTTTTATGAGGCGGTCTTGATCAATTTGAGTTATTTGAGCATTTAATATTTGTGTATTTTTTGCTGTGTAATAACCAACTTCATCAGTTTGCTTTTTCTTGAATTCGGCATTGGCCGTAGCGATTGCACGATCAGCATCTAAATTAATAGTCTGCATTTCATTGGCATATTGCTTATCAAAAGCCAACTTTGTATCAAGACGAATCTTTTCCAACAATTGAATGTTTGCTTGCTCTTTTGCAAAGCCACCAGCCCTATTACGAGCCTCAATTTCAGTACTGACCTTTAGTGCGTTTTCTGATTTTGCAGTCGCTGCTGCTTCCTGCTTGTCTCTTTCAGCAGTAAGCTTTTCATACATTTCCTTGGCTTTATTAAACTGCTGTTGTGCATTGATATCATTTGGACGAATTGCCAAATCTTTCAATGCGCTAACCATGATTGAGCTATAGGCAGCAAGCTTTTGCTCCACGCTCATTGGTTTGCCAATATTCAGCATGGCATTCCACGCCGCACTGGCTTGTTCAGTTACAAACTTCCAAGCTTCTTGCAATATTCCAAGCTCTGTTTTAATGCTGGTCAAAGATTTCTTGAGCGCATCAGAAGTCAAAATAATTGCTTCTTGTTTCTTGCCTTGACGCTCAAGAGCCTCAATTTGCAAGTACTGCTCCATTGTCAGGAAGTGATACTGATCATTCAAAGCTTTGGCAGAAGCCGCTGTGCCATTCAATGATGGGATTAGTTTCTTTGCCGCTTCATCTGCACTAAGGCCAGACACTTTGGCAAAGTACAAAATCGTGTTGCCAACCGAATCAAAGGTGGCTTGAGTAAATGCACCAGAAGAGACAAGCTGAGACAAGACTTCTTTGGCATCGCCAATTGACGCAACCAGGTTGCCGCTCATGCCTTTTGCAAGAAGATCAAACTTGCCTTGCGTCAGGCCAGCAAAATTTCCAGTAAGGATCAGGTCATCGCGCAGCTTGGAGAATTCTTCACGGCCTTTGTAAAAAGCAAAAGCCAAAGTGCCAGCCACAGAAGCTAGTCCCACCATTGCCACACGGAAGGGCGTAATCAGCCCTGCAAGCATCTTAAACATGGGGCCAAGGCCACCCATAGTGTCCTTCAACTGACCGCCCTGCTGGATCGCTGCAATCATCACATTTTGACCTGACGCAATTTGCGTGAAGAATTCAGTGGTCTGATACATCAAGCTTTGTTGTTGGAATGCAGTCATCCCAGCAGAAGCAGCTTTAGTAGACTTCCTTACCTCATCAAGTGCAGCAGCCTGTTGAAGCAATTGCGCCTTGAGATCGCTAGTTGCATTTTTAAACCGGCCACTTGAAATCTCACGCTGGGCAATATCAACTTGAGTTACAGCCTTGCCGTAATCTTCAGTTGCATATTTAAGTTGAACAATGGCGGCGGCTGCGGCATTAGAATCTTTGGTGATTTCATTTTTGAGTTTACGATTCTCAAGGATCGCCTTGTCAATCGCCGCAGTAAATTCTGCCGTGTCCAGCCCAAGGACAACGCCAAGTCGAGCAATATTATTTGATGCCATTGTTATTTCCTTCGCCGTGAAAGTTTAGCGGCGTAAGCTGGAATCCATGCGCCAAGTTGTGATTTTAGTATGGTCAGCACATTTTCAGCATTTGAATCTAATGCTCTTCGCAAAAAAGGTTGCGCGGCCATTTTGCGAGTGCCAAATTCATTGGCAAGCGATACCGCGCTTTTCTTAACCGATACAACCGCAATGACGGCATCAGTCTCATTGACATAGCCAGAAGCTTTGTCGCGGTTGTTAGGGATGCGGGAATCAATCCGTACCGTTTCGCGCATGTGAATTGGCCCCGTAGAATTTTCATCATACGGGGCCGTAGTCAGCACCTGTGTATATACAGGCTCCATTGCAATCTTTGCCGCCTTTGCCATTGTGGCTCGAGCAGTCAGATCGGAACGCATTCCATCATTTAAGGCAAGCAATTGCGCTTCAAAATCGGCAAATCCCTCAAGCTTAATTGTCCGATTGTTTGGAGCGTAATCTGCCATGCTAGTCACCAAAGTATTTTTCTGAGCCAGGTTTGGATGCAATGAAACTGAGAAGCTGTTCGTTAACTCTGCCTTTTAGCTCTTCATCTGTAGGAGGCACAACAATGTAATCATGGATGGATGGAAGAATATCTTTCATCGTGTACGGTGAAGCTGTCTGCTTTAGCTTGGCATTCAAGTTGCCAGTGGTCAATGCACTGAGCGCCAGCAAAACCGCTTTGTTACCAATAAATCCATCGCTGATTAATATCTCAATGTCTCTAAAGTCATCTACCGAAATCGAGTCAGGACACCCACCGTGGGCCAAAATATAAGCTCTTGTTTGCCGGTGCGTGTCCCGAATTAGTTTTTTCGAGTTTCCTTGTAGCCTGGCTGAATTGACTCTGTAATCTTAGACATCAATTCAATTTGAATCTGAAACGGAAACTCTGTGTCAATGTCTTCGTAAGTGAGATCACTCAAGTCGCCATTCTCGACAACCAACAGCTTGGTGTACTCGACAATCCGCTGCTCAACTTCAAGAGCAGACTTTGCCAGTTCGCGGCATGAGCGGCCTTCAACCGTGACATCGTCATCAGTAACGATTACGCCATCAGTTGGTTCGCCAGCTTTAAATGGAGCGGCAATTTTTTGGAATCGAGCTTCTAGCTTTTCAGCATCAACTGTCGCCATTCGCGCATCCATTTCCTCAATTTCTTTATTGAGCGGAACGCGCACTTTGAATGTATGACCACCAAGCTCAAATGATTTGGTGCGGATGCTGATTGCGGATTGCTGGTATTTGTCGCCAAAGGCTGTGGCAAGTTTTGTCATTTGTCGTTCCTGATTATTTTGTGA